TTCCACTCCTGACGTTCCACGTGAAACAATCCATTAAAGCCGTACATCTTAGCTAGGCATGGTCCAGCAAAGTACATCGGGAATGTTTCGTCTGTAATGATATTGACGTGGGTTGGGTCCCTAAATGCTGGTGCGTGTGGGTAAGCTGGGGTAAACGATAATAACTGACCGAATGGCTTTAGGACTCGGTGTATCTCATTCATTAGCTCAACAAAAGCAAAGCGTGGCTTACGCTGGTTGGGTAAGTAAATAATCCGTGGTATGTGTTCAATAAGGTCATACGCTGAGATAAAGTCCACAGAGCTATCGGCATAAGGTAGCGGGTCAATGGCTAGGTCTATGCAAGAGCGTAGGTCTAACGCCTGTACTTCATGCGCTCCAAAAGGATTACGGGGAACGTCCCCGCAACCCAAGTCAACAGATAAGGTCATGGAGTCTGTAAGAGCTTGCCATCAAACAGATATGAACCAAGATGTCCGAGCTGTACCCACGGTGCAGCCCAAACCTTAATGAAGTTATCCCTAGCTACTTTGCAGAAGTGATAGTCCTCAGAAAGCAAGCGGTTAGTTTCAGGCTCAATGCTAGTCGCAAAGTACTCCTTGATTAAGGACTCAGGTCTAACGTTGCCTGACAAGTCCCTAACGTCATTGGTATAGGTTGGAACCACATCGGCTAGCTTCTCAAACACTTCCCGCTTAATCAGCATAAAGCCAGTGCCACCATTCCAAATCTCGCATGGTTGATTCATAGGAACCGTAACCTCGCCCTCATAGCCTACAAGGTTGACCACGAATGAGCCAGTGTGAGTGGCTAGCTTATCGTCCTCTACGCCAGCTTCAATGGCTTGTCTAACGCTTTTCCAGTTAATCTCCTTCTTCGGATAAATGCCACAGATAATCTCCTTATCTGCTTGCACCATCAATGGAACCTCTTGCGGATTGAACTTAATATCTGCGTCAATAAACATTAAATGGGTTGCGTTACTGCTCAGAAATCCCTTGGTTAAGGCGTTTCTAGCCCGTGTAATCAAGCTCTCATTGAACATCAACGAGAAGCTGCAGTCGTATCCAGCCCTAGTAAATACGTTGGATAGCGTGAGTAATGACTGGGTATAGTAGCCAGCGCACATTCCCCCATACATTGGTGTTGCTACAAATATGTGTGGCTTAGTCGCTTCTTTTCTATCGTCTGTTGTAAATGTTGTCATTTCTGCTCTCTCACTTTCATCATCGCATCTGCCCACTGATAGCAAATCTTTGGCAAACTTTCTAAATAAACTGCGTCATTACTATTAACGAGTATGGATTGCATAGCTTTAGCCGCAAAGTAATCCCGCAAGTCCATGCCAGCATCAAACTGACCGTGTGTTGGAAACGCTTTCATATCTATCCCCATAAAAATAAGTGCCGGTTGTCCGAATACCTGACCGGCGCAAGCTACCTAAACTCCTTCGGACTGGAGGGGGGTAATCATTACTAGAGCCTTTCCGCCTTTGACTGGCACGGCTCTCTCAACAATTAACTTTTCCACCTGACAATCATCGTCATACACGCCAGCATCTTGCAAGGCATCTAGGACTGCTTTAACCCGATTGTCTATGTCCGTTTTCCTTTTATCTCGTGGGTGTAGGAATATCATTATTTCGAGTGGTTGCGCTCCCAACTTAGGAACACGATACTCAATCACATATTCCGACACAGCTTCTTTGAACTTCCTACCCTCTGCAGAAATGAATCTGCGGTGTCCATTTGCTCTCCAATAAGAATTAACGGACGGCGGGTAAGGTAAGCTCAAAATTAACATCAGCAAGTAATAGGCTTAAATGGTCCTTGTGTTGTTGTATCCCAGCAACACATTCCACCTCTACCGTCTGGCTGACATTTCACTGCCGAGAACGCATTGAATGATAAAGCAACTAAAGCAATAGCAATAACAGTTTTCATCGTAATCCCCTTATAAAGTTAGAACGGTACGTCTGAGTCGTTGGTTACTTCTCGCTCCACTGGACCCCGTTCAGCAGCCAGTGAAGTTATCTAAGGAAAGACTAATAAGGTTGCCATACTGAGTCGTCTTGACCCATGCAGCTAGCTTATAACTCTTGCCGTCAATCATAATCTGCCCTTTGTAATCGGGGTGTGTTTCCTTAGTTTTCTTATTGGCGGTTAGGAATCCCCGTCCATCTTTTGGTACATAGTTTTTCATCTGTTTACTCCCATTAAATGATACTTCGCATAAAGCGCACCAGACGGGCTACGCATATCCTCTTTGATAATGTTATGACCCTCAGACTTCAGGTCAAACACTACTGCTGCTAACCTCGTGCAATTCATAAAGTCATACGCTTGCATTGGTGTTAGTGCGCCTTTTTCTCTTAGCCACCACAGAACTTTTTGCTTTTGCGTTAGGTGTGCCGGTATGTTTGCGTGTTTCTGCTTTTCCCGTGCTACCCATTCTGCGTGGCTTCTTGCTTTTTTGTGTCTTCGGCGCTCCGGACGGTTGCGAACTTGGCTGTAAATTGTATGCGTTCATAGCTGCTGAGTCCGCTGGTTGTCGATTCGTTAGCAGTAGCCAGCTCACGAAGTTTTTTATGCTTTTCCACATCATCTAGTTTCCTATTGTTAATAATCTTGTCGCACAGTTCAAACATTCCAGCCTTGTATTAGTCATAGGTTGGATAGACACAATACGGCTCGTCCATGTTTGGAACCCATAACTTCCATGCGCCTTCAGGTTTAGAGTTCAGTTCAAACTCGTCCGACTGCATATCTTCCAGTGATACGACTGGTTGACTGGTAGGGTTTTGAAGCTGTAATTCCACTTTCTGCGCTTGGGGTATGGTTTCTGTTTCACTCTCATCGAGCATACCCAACCCACAGTGGGCGAGTACAGTGCGCCTAATAGCCTTGGTGGTGGCTTTAAGAATAGCATTAGCGAGCATATCGCCCTTAAGCGAACCGATAGACACTGCACCCTGATTCTCCGATACACGCCCGTCCTTCCCTGTACAACGGGTGGACACCAAATAGATGTCGTCAACCTTCTCACGGTGCGTAATTTGCGTTGATAGCCCATGAAGCGCACATAGTTGTTGAGTTGCTGAGGCATTGGCATATAGCACTTCCTTTCCGTTTAGGCGTAATAAATCAAATGGTTTAGCTGCTGGGTCTAGTCCGGCTTGCTGGCATCGGTAGTTGTAATACATAACCTTTTGCTCTGGCTTTAGCTTAGACAAGTCCCCATTGATAACCAGTGATTCGATTACTTGCGGGTCAAGTGCTATGGGTGGTGCGGTGTTCTTTACTTGAATTTGCGACATTTGTTTAATCCCCTTTAGGTAAGTTCCTACGTGCTTCATTTAACTAAAAACCTTCTTGACCCAATTTGGTCAACGATAAAGTTCTCGTAAATATCCGGCATGGTTTGTTGAAACAGTGTGGCAGAAAACCGTTTACTGCTTTTGGCTGTCTTCCACGTTGCAAGGACTTCACCAGCCGGAGTCATTAAGTCGCTTGCAGTTTGCATATAGGCTTGGATTAACCCTTGTATTTTGTCCTCTTGCTCCTCTAAGCCTTTGATTTGATTCTTAATATCTCTAAGCTGGTGGCACATCATTTCCACTTGCTTATTGGCTATCATGGTAGCGCCATCGTCTTGCTTCCAAATCAGACGAGCGTCCTCACTGCTCTCAGGTAGCGGCGGGTTCTTAGCTTGAATGTGTCCCCACATCTCGGCTAGGGTTTGGATTAGCTGGTCTTTTTGGTGTTGCTGTACGTTTACGGGAAAGCAGCAAAGCTCTTGCCCCCCAAATAAAACCCCTAAAACCACTTGGTCAACTTGGTGTACGGTAGCTTCATGGACGCATTGAGCCATATCTGCTGGCGGTATCATCTCGGTTCCGTCTTCACCAAACTTATTACGCACGCTGGCGTTGTAGTTCTTGACCTCGACCAATACCTTGCCATTGGCTGAGATAAAGTCAAAGTGAGATTTAATATACTGCTCTTTAGGGTGCGGCATGGCATAGTCCGCTTCTTTTAGTTCCATGCCAATCATCTGTCCTACATAGCGACCTATCGTATCTTGCAAGCGCTTACCCCATTGAACTGCTTCAACGTGGTCTAGGTTCTCTATTGGCTTCTCGCCAATCTTCTCAAGATAAACTTCGGTAGCACGACCATTAGCTATCTTGCGAGAATCACCAGACCATAAAGCAGAGCGCCTATTTTCAGGGCTAAAGTCATCACTCATTTGGAAAGTCCATCATTTTGATTAGTAAGTGGAATACAAGGGCAAATAGTAATAGTCCAATGTACATCATAGGTGTTCCACCAATCGCTTGATAATGTCTTTTAGGTGGCTAATATCCAGTTCTAAAAAGGCGTTCTTTTCTTTTTGGTCTTTAATTTGCTTTTCGAGTTCGACAATCTCATCTCGCATAATCTCAAGCGTATGGTCTTTACGCTCAATCTCTTTTTCTAAATGAGAAATTAGGTCAAATGTTTCAGACTTGAGAGTCTTGACAACTCTGTTCTTACTGCCTTTTGGACGACCTCGACCCTTTACCGTCTTTACTGTGCTTTTCATAATCAATCCCCTGATTTAAGTTAAACGTGTACTGCTTTTTGAAACACTTTATCGAGCCATCCGTCATCATCGGTGTCGTGCAATGGCACATAGAATCTAGCCTCTAGTCCGCAACCACTAAACACGGATTGTCTAGCATCTGTCGCTAACATCTTACGCATATTTCCATTGACTGGATTGGTAATGACTGAGTTCGGGTGCATACAAATCCCGTGTTCTGGTGCAGATTCGTTATCCCCGCTTGGCAAGGATAGATACTTGCAATCACTACATAGTTTCATAAAGCCCCCTATTAGGTTAGTTAGGTTATAAACATATTAGGTATTTATTAAAGAGATGTCAAGCGGGTGAACTTCAATTCCGTAATGGGTTCGTTGGCGGGTGATGTATTTCTGCTGTCGGGTAGGCGGAGTCCACCCTAAACGTTCCCACGTGCGCCATAAATTGGTCTGGCTAGCGGGTATATATGATGCGCCCTCTAATAGGTAAATGGGCTTACTCGCTGGTGCGTCTTCTACTACCTTCATCTTAGCGTTGGTTCTTGGCATGGTCATATCTCCCATAAGTAAAATTACTGCGTGTTAATCGGATAGAATCTACCTTTATACTAGGGTAAATACCTACAAAATCCTGTATTGCTTCGTCCTCATTATGACTAAAAACCACAATCGAGCAAGGGAAGCCGTAGGCGTTCACAAATTCGATTGTGTATTCGTTTAAGTATTCATT